TGACGTTAGCAGCAGCCGGTTTGTCACGTCCTCGGGGCTGAACACGCGGAAGTGGCGATTCTCTTTGATGCAGCCCTGCGGATTACAGGGCACGTCGAAGTAGACAGACCCTCCCGGCTTCAGCCAGCGCGCGATGTTGACCATCGCCCGCACGTCGCCATTCGGCGCGCCCCAGCGGTCGGTGTGGACTGGATCGCCGTAGAAGCCCAGCCCGAAGTGTTCCAGCGCGGAGAGCAGGACGATCCAGTCAAACGAGGCGAGCGGCAGCGCCGCGGGGTCGCACGCATCGCCCACGCGGACGGGAAAATCCCGGCGCACTTGCGGATGACAATCCAGGCCGGTCAGGGTGAACGAGGGGTTCTGGGCCTGCATGCGTTCCAGCCAGTCGGTCTCCGCGCAGCCCAATTCCAACACCGACGCGCCCTCGGGGATGTCGAGGCCGAAGCGCGCGACGGCGGCCGTCCAGAGGCGCATCGCCGGATCGGATTCGAGATAGGACCAGTTCATTTGAGAACAATCGTTTCGCCGCGTTCCAATTCACGGGCGCGTTCTTGAATGAACTCGTAGGTCATGTCCTTGATGCGCTGACACCCAGGGCAGTGATTCGGATCGATGAATTCCCAGACATGGACGAGCGCATCTTCCAGTTCTCGAATATCGCGGTCCTCGTAGCGAAGCTCTCGAATCACACGGGCCTTTGGAATCATGCCGCCCTCGCCAGTTTGCATGATCCACAGAATGTGGCGCCGTTCTCCATCGCGTACAGGCCACCGATGCCCGTCTCTCGTGCGAGATCAGCATTACTGCGTCCACAAACATCACATCGCGGTATCAAACAGTAACCGCGAGCCATGTCCTGCTCCTCCCACAACGCGCGATAGAGGGCTAACATTTCGTCGTTCACGCCGCGCGCTCCAATTGCTTCAGCACTTCCGGAATGCGATTACTTGTCCCGACTAGATCGCGTAGTTCGGAGAACTTGCTGACCTCGATCCAGGTATGCCGGCAGTTGTACCCGCCCCCGGTCAGAAACACGTTGTCGATCTGCCCGTTGTCCATCGCGTCGATCTCGGCGCGCGTGTAGACACGTCCGACGTGCTGCCGACAGAACGGCCGCGTCTTCTCATCGGCTGGTCCCATGTAGGCGAAGGGCGTCTCTGGATCATCTCCGGCTTGCAGCGCTTCCACTTGCCGCCCGAAGATGCTCACCGACGTGTCGTAGAGCGTGCGAATCTGCGCCTCCGAGCCGTCAATGACGTCATTCAGGTCGCTGAGGATACGCGCCACCGGCTGTTTGATGAACACGCCGCGCACCGTGGCTTGCCAGAGTTCCCGCGCGACGTCCGTCCCTTCATCCAGCAGATCGGTCGCATGCAGCACCTTCAGGGCCTGCACGCGCTGTTCAAACGCATCCGTCAGGCTGGTCTCGGCTCTGGCCTTGAGCACGTCCGACACCAGCGCGTCGAGTCTCGCGCCGTAGGCATTCGCGGCGAGGTCGCTATAGCCCGATTCCTCGATGGTCTGGGCCAGTACGTTCCGCAGCCGTTGCGCGACACGGGCCCGGATGATGCTGGCCTTGCTGCCGGTCAGGGCATCGACGACCAAGGGCTGCAGGTTACGCTCGACGCGCCGGAGCACGGTCGTCAGTTCCGCGGCGAAGCGTTTCCCGAGGGTATCGACACGGGCGGCGACGGACTGCGCGGCGTCGAGCAGGTCTTGGGGGCTCATGCCGCCGCCGCTCCCGGCGCGTTGTTCGTCCCCGGCTTCGCCAGATCCGGCTTCGGCACCACCTTGCTCGTCGCCGCCGCCAGCGCCATCTTCTGCTGCAGCTTGTCGGCCGGGGTCGGATCATCCGGCATCGCATCGATGGCCTGGTTGATGGCCTCCAGCGTCTCCGGGTCGAGATTGCTCATCCCCTCGAACTTACTGACCATCGACTTCCGCAGTTCCCGCATGAATTCGCCCGGCATGCCCAGATTCTGCGCCGCCGCCGCTTCGTCCAAGACATCCTTGAACGGCGTCTGCTTGAAGTGCTCCGGGTAGTGGATCTGGACTTTGTCGGCCTCCATCTTGGTCAGCCCCGCATCGCCGCCGTAGCGCGCCCGATACCAGAGCCGCACCAGCGCGTATTCCGTCTGTTGGCACTCATCCGCATACGCCGCGACGCGGACCGCCAGTTCTTCGCGCTTCGTCTCGAGCGACTGGCCCGATTCGGCGTCCTTCGTATCCGACTCATACGGCACGCCCGCTTCGCGGAAGATTTCCCGCTTGACGCGTTGAATCTCGGCCTGATACGCCGCCACGTTGGCCGCATCGGCGGTCAGGATCTGCGCCGCCGCGCCCGAGAACAACACGTTCATCGTGCCGGTCTGGCTGCCCATCATGGCTTGCGCGGATTCGACCGACATCGCATCCGGCCCGGTGCCGAGCGGCAGGTTGATGAAGCTGAACGTCTGGTTCCGGAGCAGCTCTCGCAACTCGCTCGTCAGGTTGAACAGGTCGATGTGATTGCGCGGGTCGCCGAGGATCGATTCCCCCACGTCCGTGAGAATCGAGCGCCGCTTGCCAAAGAGATACGCCACCGGCAGCACGCCGAAGCCGTGCTCCCCTTCGCTGATGTACTGGCCGGACTTGTAGTCGTAGAGCTTCCACGACACCTCGTCGACGATCCGCACGCGAAACGTCGTCACGCCGCGCGATTCCAGCGTGGTCAGGCCCTGCACCGCCTCCAGCAGCTTGATCCAGATCAGCGTGCCATTCTCATCCCGCCGCCAGTCGAGCACGTCCAGGGGCGTATACACGCGCACGTAGGGCTGGCTCTGATCGGCGGCCGTCTGCGGCGCTTGGCCGGGATCGGTGTCGACATCCGGCCCGACGTCCATGTAGAGCACGCAGTGCCCGAAGCTGGCCGCAATGTCCCACCACTGCACCATCGCGTCGTCGATGTGCTGCCCGTCGCCGTCGACGTTCTCCCACCACTCCTCAAGATCGGTCGGTTCGGTCGTCGTGCTGGGCGGGGCGTCCCCGACGCGTCTCGCGGGCTGCTCCCGAAACAGCAGCGACTTCTTCGAGTCCAGCAACGCACTGGCGATGTTCTCGTAGCGCGCGAGCTTCCGACGGGCTTGCAGCTTCGGACTCGGGTTCCTCGGGTTCGGATTGACGCGCGTCACCTTCGCGCCCGTCACCGCATCGGTCGTCGTCGCCGAATGGTCCAGCCATTCGCGCGGGTGCGGCACAATGTAGCTGCTATTGTCGGTCGTCAGAAAGCCGCCGGTGCCTTCGCGGACGTCCGCGAGTTGCACCCAGGTCGGCTTCATCAACTGATAGATCGGGTGGACCTGGGCGCCGACTTTCGGGCCGAGGTTCTGCGTTTGATTGACGTTGCCAGCAGGCATCTGTTTACAACCAGTCGACAGACATGCCGCCCGCACGCGTCTTGACCACCGGCGGGAAATCTTTCGCCAGCCAATAGCCCAACGCGTCCGAGACGTGCGTCAGTTCGGGATTGCTTTTCTTGTCGAGTTCGCCGTTCTCCGCAAAGATGACCTGTTCCAAATCCGCAATCAACCCGACACAACTCGGGTCGACCGTCAGCCGATGCTCTCCACTCGCCGATTCACAGCACGCGTTCACCGCCGACACGCGGTCTTTCTCATGCGGGTTGGCGTGGGGAATGCACCACGTCGCGGTCGGAAACAGCTCGCGCAGCACCTGGTGATCGGCGGGGCCGGTCGTCTTGGCGCTTCGGCCCGTGGCATCGCCATAAATCCGAATCGGCCCGACATGTCGGGCCTCGAGCAGGAGATCCTTCACGCGGCGTGCGGCCGCGCGGGTCGCTTCCCCGCCGGCATGGCGGATGCGGACTTCCCGATAGACCGACGGACACGGGCCGACGCGCTGCCCAATGCCCCCCGTGGCCGGATTGATGTTGAAATCGAAGAACAGATAGACCGGATCGGACGGCCGGAACGCGACGGGCGCCATGTTGAACTGGCGATTGAACGCGTAGTAGGCCCGACCAGACAGCGCCTCGAAGCTGGCTTCGTATTCCTGCCGGAACGTGCGTGCATCTAAGTCCCGCTTGGCGTCTTCAATCTCGACCGGATCGATAAATGGGTTGTCGACCGTCTTGAACTGCCACGCGCCCCACGTCGGCCGCTGCACGTCCTGCCCGCGCTCATACAAGGCGTAGAAGTGATTGAACGAGCGCGGCGTGCCAATGAACAACGCGGGCGCCTTATGGTCCGACAGCGATGGCCGCAGCGATTCGGTCCAGGCTTCGGGCTTCATGTCCGCAAACTCATCCAGCACGACAAAGCGGAGGCCGCGGCCGCGGAGCGCATGCGGCTCTTCGGCGCCAAACAAGCGAATCTCGGCCCCGCTCCGGAGCTGAACCCGCAGTTCGCTTTCGTTGGGGCTGCTGGCCAACCACGTCGGATCGAGCCCGCTCTTGAGATCGGCCCAGAAGATATCCTTCGCGTCCTTGAGCGTCGGCGCGACATACCAGTAGCGCCCCGGCGACCCCAAGGCACGCTTGATGAGTTCCACGCGAGCCAGTTGCGTCTTCCCCCAGCGTCGACCGGCCACGACGACCCGAAAGCGTTCGCGCGCCCGATAGACCGTTTGCTGGCCACCATGCAAGGCAAGTCGGACCGCATCACTCGGAATCCGCGTCTCTGGCGCTAACATCAGCATGCGTAATCACATCGATCACTAACGGGCGCATCTGCGGGCTGCCCGCGACTTCGGTCGGAATCAAGCGCGCCGCGATCTTGTAGAACTCGGTCCGGTTGTCTCTCGCCCACGTTTGAAACCCGTCATCCCCGCCGATGCCCTCAAACGCCAGAATGACGGCCTCTTTAAAGGCGCGCGTGGTCTTGTTCTGGGTGCCTTTCCGACGTCCGCCCGTTTTCCGGCCCTTCATCTAAAACCGTCTACTTTTGAGGACTCATGGCACATGCACCGCAATGGTCGATGGCGTCCCCGGCGGGAAGTAGGTCACCTGCCCAGAGCCGTCCGTCACTTTGAAATGGACGTTGTAGGGACTGTTGCGCGCCAGCAGTTCCGTGCCGACCGGGCTGAGCTTGATCTGGCTGCTCGCGGCGACATCCCAGCTCGTCGGCACGGTCACGGGGAGGCCGTTGCGATCCGTGATGACGCTGGCCGCGGTCATGCCGGTCGCGTCGAAGACGGCATCCGCGATGAGGAGTTGCGCCACGAGGGGTTCCGTCCAGCCTTCGGTGATGTCAAAGAGCGGGGCCGCCATCAGTGCAACCTCACGAGCGTGTGTCGTCCCCGAGTGGCGTTCGGACGGCGTTGTCTGGACTTGGCGACGCCCCAACTGTAGAGATCGAGCACTTGTGCGGCGGTCAATGTCGAGCCGTAGATGCTCAGGTCATCGAGCGTCCCGATCCAGCCGGGCGGCGTGCCATTGCCGCCCAGCAATAGCCCTTGCGTGCCGAGCGAGAAGTTCCCCGTCGCGGGCGTCGTGGTGACGAGCGCGCCGTCGAGATACAGCGTGAGCGTGGTGCCGTCGTCCGTGACGACGAGATGATGCCGCGTCGTCAACGTGAGGCCATTCGCGACCACGGCGGCGCCGTTGAGCGTGGCGGTGATCTGCGTGCCGAATTTCGTGGAGACACTGACCGAGGCGAGATCAGCCGTGATCAGGAAGACCCGCGCGGCGGCTGGTAAGGTCGTATCGGCTTTGATCCAGCACTCGATCGAGCCGCGCGTCAGCG